ATGGAAATCGCTGAAACCAAGTTTGTGCGCGAGGCGCTGGCCCTGGCTGCGCTGCTCAAGGAAACACCCGGAGCGTCCGTCGGTGAGATCATCGGCGAGACCGGCACCGGAAAGACGGTGGCGGCTCGCGCGATCATGACCAACCACGGCGCGATGAGGGTTTGCGCCTACGAGGGAATGACCCGCTATGCCCTTCTCGGCGAGGTGACTGCCGCCGCCGGGATCGAAGGGCCGTCCACCAGATGGATGCGGATGCTTTCCGAGTGGGGTCCGAGTCAGTCTGAGCGCCCGATCCTGATCCTGGACGAGGCGAACAAGCTGCGCTGGCAGGCGCTGGAAGCCTTGCGCTACCTCGCCGACGAGTGCGGCTTCGCGGTGCTCCTGGTCGGAACCGAAATTTACGAGCGCCAGTTCGTGAGCGCCAAGACCCGGCCCCTGCTGCTGCAGCTCGGGCGCAGGATCGGAGCCAAGCGCGCGCGGATGGGGCACCTCGACCGCGCCGAAACCTTCACCCACGTGCTCAATGCCCGCTTCGGCGATGTGGACCGCGAGACGGCCACCAAGTTCTGGCAGGGCTGCCGCAAAGGGAACTGGGGTGAGGCGGTGGAGCTGGCCGAAGAATGCCTGCGCATCTGCCGGGCGAACAATGTATCCGCCCTGACCATGCCGGTCCTTGAGGCGGCGCTGACCTGGACCGCCAACCGCAGAGAGGTAGGGGCGGCCTGATGCTCACATTAAATGAGATTTGCGCGGTGCTTGGCTGCTCGAAGCCTGCCGCCTCGCTGCTCAAGAATGGGAAATACGACAGGAACGGAGATTTGGTGAAGCGATACCAGGCCCTCATGGAGGCCATGGACAAGGGGCGCGAAACCCCGCTGGACCAAATCTGCATCGAATGCCCCCGACAGAACTGCGAAGGCTGCAGGGTGGCGGAACTCAGGGGATAACCCGCAACAGTCAAGGAGAATCACATGCTGCAGAGAACCGATACCGGACGCAGGACAGGGAACAAGGCTTTCACCGCCATGCCGAACGGGCCGATCTCCGGCGAGGCGCACCGGCTTGGCGTGGAGTGCAAGATTCTGGCGCAGAAGGCCGGAAGCGCCCACGAGGAGCTGGTGATCATGGGAAACAACATGCTGGCGCTCGCCGAGCGGATTGAAGGCTTGGAGGGTGCAACACTGAAACACTTTGAAGGGAGCGAAAGATGAGCAAGCGGATCAAGCCGCAGAGCGAGATCATCACCACGGTCGAGCAGGCAAAGGTGGCAATGGCCGAAATGGCGGAGATCGAGCGCAGCCTCGCCGCCATCGAGGCGGACATGAACGAGAACATCGACATCGTGAAGCGCAACGCGGACGCCGAAGCCGCTCCGCACCAGGAGCGCAAAAAGGCCCTGGCGACGGCGCTGAATGGATTCGCCGAGGTGAACAGGGGCGAACTGTTCACCAAGCGCAAGAGCCTGGAACTACCGCATGGGGTGATCGGGTTCAGGCAATCCACGAGCATCGTGGCCAAGGCCAAGGTCAAGATGGCCCAGGTTCTTGAGAAGCTCAAGGACTTGGGATGGGGCGAGGCCATCAAGACCTCGGAGACCGTGAACAAGGAGGCCATGCGCGAGTGGACGGACGGCAAGCTGGAAGCCGTCGGCATGGAGCGCAAGACCAAGGACCAGTTCTACATCGAAGTATCCGCCGAAGCCCTCAAGGGTGAAGCGTAACAATTACAAGGAGAAAGAAAATGCCTCTCACCAAAAGCGAAATCGTTCAGGCTGTAGCCGACAAATCGGGACTGACCAAGGTCCAGGCTACAGGGATCGTCGACACCGTGCTGCGTACCATGGTCGACGGGCTCCGCTCCGGAGAGTCCGTCAACCTCCGCCACTTCGGCACCTTCAAGCCGGTGACGCGCAAGGCCCGCGAGGGTCGCAATCCCCAGACCGGCGAGCCGGTCATGATCCCGGAGCGCCAGGCCGTGACTTTCAAAGCGTCCAAGTCGCTGCTCATGGATGAACTGTAAGGCGAAACCGCCCTTTTGGGCGGTCGTCCCGGCCAATCGGCGACCGGGGCCTGATGAGCCAGCCGAAAGGAGAAAACCGATGGAAGAGAAGATTATGGATGCAATTGGCGTGGTTTTTACCGAGTCGGACGGAGACGGCAGCCTGTGGGCGCGTATCGACGCTGACGGGAATGTGGTTCCCGATCCCGGTCAGGCGTTTTTCGACACCCATTCCGTATGGGGCGGCATCAAGGATGTCGTGATCGACGGACAGCACATGGTGCTTATTCCCGCGTTCTACATCAAGCGGACCAGGCTGACGGCCGGAGAGTATGCTGGGAACCCTGCCTGGCTGATCAGTGACAAGCCTCTGGACGGGTTTTCCATCCATCCGGCCTTCCGTCGTGATGGTGGCGACTTGCAGCAGGTGTTCGTCGGCAAGTACCAGGCCAGCATGGACGGCTCCAAGCTCTCTTCCGTTCCTGGAGTCAAGCCCGCTGTCAGCCGGAGCCTGACGCAGTTCCAGGCCGACGCCGCCGCGCGCAACGAGGGCGATGTCGAGGGCTTCATGCTCTGGAGCGCCTACCAGTGGTCCGCGATCCAGTGGCTCTACCTGGTGGAGAACGCCACCATGGACAGTCAGAGCAAGACCGGTCGCGGCCGCGTGGACGCCTGGGGCAAGGGTGCGGCGGAGGTTGACGCCGAGGATGTGGCACAGGCCACCTATCGCGGAATCGTCGGCCTTTGGGGCAACGTCTGGCAGTGGATCGACGGGCTCAAAACCGATGATGGTGAAATCTGCCTCTGGGATCGCGACGGCCGCCAGGCTTGGGTCGAGACCGGCCAGATTTCCGACTCCGTTGACGATCCGGTTTTCCCCGTGACGTTCATGGACGACAAGGCGGACGGATACGACCTCGGCGACCTCTTTATCGTGGACTTCGGCGCTGATGAACAGAGCGAGTCCACGGCTCCCGACTGGCAGTATTGGGACAGCTATCGCGAGTACTTCCCGATCGTGGGCGGCAGCTGGAGCTACGGCGCGAATGCGGGGCTGTGGAACGTCTACTGCCGCGACGCGGCGTCGTACTCGGACTCGGGCATCGGTGCGCGCCTGGCGAAGGAGTAATGTGTTTTGACCCTCGGGTCATGATGTGGCGGGCGAAAGCCCGCCTGTTGAAAGCGAAACCGCCCTGAGTGGGCGGTCGTTCCGGAGAGACGGCGACCGGGGCCTGATGAGCCAGCCGAATGAAAACGAAATGCCGCAAAGCGGCTTGGGAGAAACATGCAAATAACGCACCCGCAGACTTTGGTGACCGCGCTTTTCCTCGGAGCCTATGCCCTGGGATTCCGCTACGGCGTTCCGGCCGCGATGCTTCCGTGGCAGGTGAGGACGTGGGTATGTCTGGTCACGCTCCTGTTCGGGGCTGTGAAGAGTTCCGGGATGCCCTTGGCCCTCGCCCTTTGCGCGGACTGCATAGCTCTGCTGGTCATGATCCAGGCTGACGACAAGGTGACCCTCGCCGTGTTCGCGTTGACGATGATCGGCGCTTACTCCTTGAGGCCGTAGCCTGGGCGCGGAGGAATCAATGACCCAGGACGAGAAGAAGCACGAACTGCGCAAGGCTCTTGCCGACTTTTTTACGAACCCGGCGGTGCTTGCGATGTGGCGTGGCCACATCAAGCGCAAAGGTCTGAGCTCGGAAGACGCCGAAGAGGTTGTCGGATGGCTGAAACTCTGGGCGAATGGAGGCAGTAAATGAAAAAGAAGCCGATAACGCCGCGCAGGCGAACCCTGCTCCATATAGCACACAAGGCTGCGGACCAGCTTGGATGGGACGACGACATGCGCCGCTCCATTCAGGAAACGCATACCGGGCATAGTTCCTGCCGGGATATGAGCGACGCACAGCTGGCCAGATGGTGTTGGAAGCTCAAGGACATGGGCGCGGACATCTACGTTCCTGCTCCGGCTCCGCGCGGCGGGCAAGACCTGACGAAGCCGACCACTCGGCAGCTCGCACAGATTGAACAGCTCGCTTTTGAGCGCGGATGGGAGGACGGGCTGAATGATGGACGTCTGCGTGGGTTCATCAAGCGCACGGCTGGCGTCGACGATGTCCGCTTTGCCAACAGGAAGCAGGCAACCGCCATCATCTCCGGCTTACGACGCTGGAAAAAGCAAGAGGAGTCCAAGTGATCGAACAGAAGCTGAACACGGAACACGCGCAAAAGCTGGAAGAGTTGCTTCCTGCGAGCGTGAGGGAGCTGGCCGAGCATATCGGCCTGGACTTCGCCTTGCGCGTCGTGGAGAAGCTCGGCGGAACCACGCTGGACGTGCCGAAAGGAGACATTCCCGCAGGCATCGCCCGCATAGAGTGGCTCGGCGAGGTTCTCGGCGAAGATGTCGCCGCAGCTTTCGTGCGCCACTATGGTGGCAGTCGCGGGTTCTATATCCCGCGCTGCCAGGCTGCCGTCGCGGCCATGCAGGACTTGTCGATCCAGAAGCGCTTTGACGACCTCTCCGAGCAGGGATTGTCGGCCCGTACGATCGTGGCCATGCTGGCTGTAGAGTTCAGCCTGACCGACAAGACCATCTGGCGCGCCCTGACGAGGGTTCCCGGCGGCGAAAAGAAGGACGGCGGCAGGTCGCAGCAGATTGGCCAGCTGCCCTTGCCTCTGTGATGAAAGGAGTGTGAAGTGGACAAGGTTGTTGACTTTAATGACTACAAGAAAGGCGTCGCCACAACCTACACCGTGAAGCCAAGGAATCGCCGGTGCGATCATCCCAGGTTGCTCGTAAACGACCAGGCCCACACCGTGAAGTGTGAAAAGTGCGGGGAAGAGATCGACCCGTTCTGGGTGCTCCTCCAGTATGCCGACAGGCAGCGCAGAACGGAACTGCAGGCCAAGCGCTATGAGGCGGCACTATCCGAGTTCCAGAAGATCAAAAGCGAGTGGAGCCTGACGCAGCGCGAGCGCAGGCGTATCGAGAAGGTCATGAGCGAAACGACCTTGTGATCTGGGGATAGCTTTTCCGAGAAAAGTTCTGTATCAAAAAGCCAAGGCCAAAGCCTTATATCAGCGGGAGTCGCAAGCGTAGTCTTGTGGCTCCCGCTGAATGCTTTCCACGCTCACCCCGCCGCACATTGCCGTATCGTGCGGGCATGAAAAAGAATTACAATCCCCCCCCTCAAATTTTCGATGCCGCGTTCCTCCTGGTTGTGGCTGCCGAGGGTGGCGAGAAGGTCACGGATGACCCTCGCGACCCCGGCGGCCTGACTAAGTGGGGCATTTGCCAGCGCTCGTATCCCGATCTCGACATCCGCGCCCTGACCGAAACTGACGCGCGCGAGATTTACAGGCGGGATTATTGGGATGCCTGCAAGTGCGACGAGCTTCCCTGGCCCCTCTCCCTCTACGTCTTTGACGCCGCCATAAACCAGGGCGTATCCGCTGCCGCGCGGATGCTCCAGGAGGCGGCCGACGTGACCGTGGACGGCAAGATCGGCCCGAAGACTCTCGCCGCCGCAAGGTCCCATCCGGAATGGCGCGCGGTCAGGTTCATGGCGCTGCGCGCGATGCGCTACAGCCAGACGAAAAATTTCGACCGCTTCGGCATGGGCTGGCTGACGCGGATTTTCGCCCTCGCCCAGGAGGTATGATGCTCCCCTTCGTTGGAGACCTCATCTCAGCCGGGGTAGACCTCATCAAGGGGTACTTCCCCCCGGATATGACTCCCGAGCAGAAGGCCGAAGCCGAGGCCAAACTTGCACTGCTGCAGCAGCAGGCCGTGGCGCAGGCCATGTCCTTCCAGGCCGACATGGAAAACCAGCTCACTGAGCGGCTGAAGGCGGACATGAGCAGCGACAGCTGGCTGTCCAAAAACGTGCGGCCTCTCGTCCTGATCTATCTGCTGGGAGCCTGGACCATCTTTGCAGGCTTCTCGTTGTATCAGCATGATGTTTCCCCGGCCTACGTGGACATGCTCAAGCAGATGCTCATGGCGGCCTTCGGGTTCTACTTCGTCTCTCGCGGGGCGGAAAAGATCACGACCATTCTCAAGGGCGGGGGGAGCAGGAAATGACCGAAAGGCAGTTGCTGTTCGCAGCAGGACTTATGGTCGCCTGGAGCGGCTTTCTCGTGGGCATACTGCGGGCGCTCGTCTCCAAGATGGTAAGCGACATGGAAAAGCGCCAGGCCGAACAGGCGAAGGAGCTGGCACAGATCAGACGCGAGCAGCAGTGTTGCCGATCCGAGCTGGCCATCAACTTTCAGCGCAGGGAAGACTCCATCCGCGAATACACGGCCCTGAACGTGAAACTAGACCGGCTCTATGAGCTGATGGCTCGGAGGAACAATGAATGAGTTTGTAGACATCGCCAGAGCGGAGCGGGAAACCCTCCGCTGGGTGCTTCTCTACGCGCTGTGGCATGCGCGCCCCTATGGCACCACGGAAATGGTGCTCATGAGGACCGCCCAGGACGTCCCGCTGGCGGTGACCCCCGACCTGGTCCGGCAGGAGTTGGTAAGCCTGGAAAAGCGCGGGCTGCTGACGATCACCAAGGGGCCTGTCTGGAAAGCCGAGCTGGCCGCCGACGGTGAGGACGTGGTGGACCACCGCGCGCCGTGTCCCGCAGGCGTCGCAAGACCTCCCAAGTGGTAAGCGGCATGGCAAGAAAATCCACAGTCCAGCAGCTTTCGCCGGAGATACGGTCCTACCTGGAACGGCGGATCGTCGAGGGCAGATTGACGCTCGACGAGCTGATCGCAGACCTGCAGGACAAGTTTCCCGACGAGGCTGCCCCTTCCCGCTCCGCCGTGCATCGCTACGGAAAGAAGCTGGAACGAAAGCTCTCGGCCATCAAGGCGAGTACGGAGGCCGCGAAGCTCATCGCGGAGAGCGCTCCGGACCAGGCGGACCTCAGGTCCGCAGCTGTTATCAGCCTGGTCCAGTCGGAGCTGTTCGAGGCGCTGGTGTCGCTGCAGGAGGCCGAGGAAGAGTCCGACGCCGGAGCGCGGGTCAAGCTGTTATCTCAGGCGGCCAAGGCCATCGCGGAGGTTTCCAGAGCGTCCGTGGTTCAGAAGCGCTGGCAGGACGAGGTGGCCGAGAAGCTGGCCAAGATCGAAGAGGCCATGCAGGACGATGCCCGTTACGACGCATATACATTCAATCGCATCAAGGAAGAGCTGTATGGCAGCTAGCGTAAAGCCCATTATGAAATATCCCGGCGGAAAGAGGTGGTTGGCAAAGGATATTGCCGCCATGCTTCCGCCGCATCGTTGTTATGTGGAAGTCTTTGGCGGCATGGGGGCCGTGCTTCTGGCGAAGGAGCCCTCTCCTGTCGAGGTGTACAACGACGTCGACGAGGGGTTGGTGACGGTTTTCCGCGTCGCACGGCATCATCCCGACGAGCTTGCCAAGGAGCTTCGGTACTGTCTCTTTTCCCGTTCCGAACGTCTGCACTGGCTGGAGTCTCCGGGCGAGACGGACATTCAGCGCGCCGCGCGGTGGATCGCCGCACGGTGGACCGGCTTTGCCGGGCTGGCCGGACGCGGCTTCCATGTGTCCAGGTCGTGCGCTGCCGCATCGCGGGACACGCTGATCAAGAATATCATGGCTGTATCCGATCGCCTGGCTCGGGTGTCGATAGAATGCCTCGGATGGCGGCGACTGATTGACCTTTACGACCACGCCCCTTCGGGGGGGGGGGGTAGTCTTTTTCCTGGACCCTCCCTACGCGGACGGCGACCAGAAGCTGTATGCGAGCGGTGGCATCGACCACGCCGGGCTTCGGGAGCGCCTGCGCACTGTTAAGGGAGACTGGATTTTAACTTACGGAGACCATCCGCTGATCAGGGAACTGTATGCGGATTGCGAGATCATGGAGCGAGAGCGCTGGAGGGGCATAAACAATGCAGCCCGCAAGCGCTATGTGGAACTTTTAATCAGGCCGAAAGAATGAACGAATCCGTCCTTTATCCGTACCAGCGCAGATACCTGAACGACACCTCCAGGTTCAAGTCGGGCATGTGGAGCCGTCAGACCGGCAAGACGTTCACGACCACCCTGGAGGCCGTTCTGGACTGCCTTGACGCGGAGACGCAGGGCAAGTCCCGCCGATGGACCATTCTGTCCGTCAGCCAGGCCCGCGCTCTGGACGCCATGGACAACGGCGTGAAACTCCATCTGCGCGCATTCAAGGCCGGTTTCGAGGCGCTGTCCGTTCCCTTCGCCGCGAACGAGCTGGCCTTCGAGGTCAGGCTTCCCAAGGGGAGCCGCATACGGTGCGTGGCCGCGAACCCGGACACCGCGCGAGGCATGACGGAAAACCTCATTCTTGACGAGTTTGCCCACCACAAGGACAACCGGGCGATATGGAAGGCTCTCTTCCCTGTCATATCCCGTCCCGACCTCAAGCTGCGCGTCATATCCACGCCCGGCGGAGTCGGAGATAAATTTCACGAGATCATGACCGATCCCGAGTCGGTCTTCTCCCGGCATATTGTGACCATCTACGACGCCGTCGCCGATGGGCTCCCGCGAGACATCGAAGAGCTGCGACGCGGCATGTCCGATCCGGAGGCGTGGGCGCAGGAGTTCGAGTGCCAGTTCGTCGACGCGGCCTCGGCATGGCTCCCCTACGAGCTGGTCGGCAGCTGCGAGGACGAGGAGGCGGGACTTCCCGCCAAGTACTCCGGTGGCAATTGTTTTGTGGGGATGGACTTTGCCGCGCGCGGCGACCTGACTGTCATCGTAGTGCTGGAGCTGGTCGGAGACGTCCTTTGGCTGCGGGAGCTGGTTGAAATGCGCCGGACGTCTTTTGCCGAGCAGTTGTCCGTCCTGGACAGGATCATGAAGGAGTACCGGGTCTCCCGCGCCGCGCTCGACCAGACGGGCCTCGGCGAGATGCCCGTCGAAGAGGCAAAGCGTCGTCATGGCCAGTACCGTGTCGAAGGCGTCCTGTTCTCCGCAGTGCGCAAGCTCGACATGGCCACCGCACTCAAGGAGCGCATGGAGGATCGTTCTCTGCGGATTCCGCCCCGGCCCGAGTTGCGGTCGGACCTGCATTCCGTCAAGCGCGAAGCCAGCCCGACCGGAGCACCGAGACTGATCGCCGAGCGGACCACGGAAAGCGGCAGAAGCCACGCGGACAGATTCTGGGCCTTGGCTCTGGCCGTCTCGGCTGCCGTGGAGCCATCGCCTGTGTATGCCTATGAAACGGTCAGCCGGAGAACCTGGCGCGGAAGCGAGGATAATGAACGATGGTAGTAGATAAGAAGACATTGCAATCCGAAGTGGCCTCGGCCGGGCTGACCGGCATACGCCAGGCGTGGACCTTGCGGCCCATGGCCTCGCTGACCCCGGCGCACGTGGTTGACATCTTGCGCAGGGCGAGCCTTGGCGACGCCAAGGAATATCTGCTGGCCGCCGCAGACATTGAAGAGAAAGACCTGCACTACCGTTCGGTGTTGCAGACCCGCAAGCTGGCTGCCGCAGGGCTGCCGCTGTCCGTTTCTGCAGCCGATGAGACGCCCGCCGCCGAGAAGGCTGCGGAGCTTGTCCAGGACGCGCTGGAGAGGCTGGACATCCCCGCTCTGTTGGTGGGGCTGCTTGACGCGCTGTCTAAGGGCTATGCCGTCGCGGAGATTCTCTGGTCCACCCAGGGCGGCCGGTGGTTGCCCCAGGACGCGCTGATCCGCGAGCCGCACTGGTTCCAGTTCGACAGGGAGACCGGCCGCCATCTGCGTCTGTACGACGGGTCGCCGGATGGCCAGGAGCTGCCGGAGTACAAGTTTATCTGCCATGCTCCGAGGATTCTGGCGGGCATTCCGATCATGGGCGGCCTCGCCCGTTCGGCGCTGTGGGCGTGGGTGTTCAAGAGCTATGCCCTGCGTGATTGGGCGGCATTCGCCGAGCTGTACGGCCAGCCGCTGCGCCTGGGCAAATACGACGCCTCGGCCACCCAGCAGGACATTGACGTGCTTCGCCGGGCGGTGATGGATGTCGGCTCCGATGCCGCCGCCGTTATCCCCGACAGCCTCAAAATCGAATTTCAGGAGTCGACGGCCAAGACGGCCAGCGCGGACCTGTACCAGCGCCTGATCGAATATCTGGACCGCCAGGTGAGCAAGGCCGTTCTGGGACAGACGCTGACGACCGACCAGGGTTCCAGCGGCAGCCTTGCCCAGGCCACGGTCCACAACGAGGTTCGTAGCGACCTCTTGCGCGCCGACGCACGTTCTTTGTCTGCGACGCTGCGCCGGGGTCTTATCGGACCCATCGTGCGTCTGAACCTTGGAGATGCGCCCCTTCCCCACGTGGAACTGTTCGTTGAAGAGCCCGAGGATATGGTGGCGCTTGCGGACCAGCTGTCCAAGATTGTCCCCCTCGGTGCCAAGGTGCCGGAGCGCTGGGTGCGTGAGAAGTGGGGCATCCCCGAAGCGGAAGGCGACGAGCCTCTTTTGGGCGCTGTATCCGCGCCGGAAAATCTCAAACAAACAGAGCAAGACAAAGACAAGCACTCCCGCAAGGCTACCGCCGCACACGCCCAGGAGGCTTCCGGAGAGGATGTGACCCCCATATCCTCCCAGGCCGAAAGGATGGCTGCGGATGCCGAGCCAGGGTGGGCGACCATTCTGGAGCACATCGGCAAGCTGGTCGAGGACGCTCCGGACCTTCCGACGCTTCGGGAGTCTCTGCTCGCAAGCTACGCCGATCTGCCCGATGGAGATCTGGCCGAAGTGATGGCCATGGGATTCGCCGCCGCCGAGCTGGCGGGGCGCTACGACGTGGAGAGGGAGTCCGATGTCTGATCCGGCCGCAGCTGACCCGAAGGTGGCGGGCGTACTCAAGCGCCCGTTTCCGGAGCAGGTCGCCTTTTTCCGGGCCAAGCTCGGCAAGATGATGCCGTCCGCCAAGTGGGACGACGTCTGGAAGGGGCGGCACGATCAGGGTTTCATGGTGGCCGGGGCCGCAAAGGCGGACCTGCTGTCCGACCTGGCCGCAGCGGTCGACAGGGTTATTGCCGAGGGCGGAAGTATTCAGTCCTTCCGCAAGGACTTTGCCCGAATCGTCGAGCGCAACGGCTGGGACTACCGGGGCGAGTTCAACTGGCGCACCAGGGTTATCTACACGACCAATCTTTCCACGAGCTACGCCGCCGGTCGCCTTGCGCAGCTGCGCGAGGGCGGCTTTGAGTGGTGGGTGTACAAGCACTCCGACAGCTCCCTTCATCCCCGTCCGCTGCATGTGTCCTGGAACGGTCTCACGCTGCGGGCTGACGATCCTTGGTGGAAGGCGCACTACCCTCCAAACGGGTGGGGCTGCCGATGCCGGGTTGTCGGCGTCAGGCGTCCCGAGGATGCCGACAGGTACGGCGGCAAGGTGCGCACGGCTCCGGATAATGGAATCGACCCCAAGACGGGAGAGCCGAGCGGCATCGACCGTGGATGGGGCTACATGCCCGGCGACACGGTTTCAGACGCCGTCCGGACGATGGCGGCCAAAACGCAGCAGTGGGATTATTCCCTGGCCAAGTCGTACATGCAGGGAGTTCCGGAGTCTGTCCGCGACAGGCTGGCCACGGCATATCGCAGCCTGCCTTCCGTGGCGGATGATGTTCGGCGTTATGCTCAGGCCGCGTTGGACGGCAGGGACGTCCCCCCGTATCGGACCATGGGCCTGCTCACAAGTGCAGACGCGAAGACGGTGGGAGGACTGACCGGCGCAAGGGTCGATCTGTTCGACTATGCGATCGACCAGTATGCACCCAGGCACATACTCACCGGGCATGGCGACGCCAAGTCAGAACTCGCCAGAGGCCAGCGGGAAGTAAGGGTCGAAGACTATGCCTTGCTGCCTGAAATGCTGAACAAGCCGGACCTGGTCGAGGACGGTGGCGTGAACAAGGTTGGCCGCAAGGTCGTGCGGATATCGAAAGAGATGGACGGCGAGACGCTCACGGCCGCTTTTGAGGTTCGGAAAAAGAGAAGGTCGCTGGCTCTGCAGAGCATGTGGATAAAAGCAGGTGCGCCCCCGCGCTAACGTCCAGGACGTTTCCGGGTATGAGCCGGACGCCGCGATGCACGCACCTTTCAATAGAGTATAGCCATGATCAACATCGAAATCAACGACAGAGAGGTTCTGGACGCCCTGGAGGGGCTTGTCCGTCGCCTCGGCAATATGTCTCCCGCCATGCAGGACATTGGGGAGCTGCTCGCCGAGAGCGCGATCCAGCGGTTCTCCGACGGCGTCGGCCCTGACGGCGAGGCGTGGAAGGAGAACTCTCCGGCGACCATCCTTGCCTATGTCGACAAGTACAAGGGCTCCCGCAGTAAGCGCGGCGGGCTTACCAAGAAAGGCCAGACGCGCGCGGGCTCAAAGAAACCCCTCATCGGCGAAACCAAATCCCTGTCCACGATGATACATTACAGCGCGGGCCGCGACAGGGTTGAAATCGGCAGTCCGCAGGTTTATGCTGCCGTGCAGCAGTTCGGCGCGAAGCGTGGGCAATTCGGCGCGGCTCCCTGGGGCGACATCCCGGCCCGTCCTTTCCTTGGTGTTTCGGACAGCGACAGGGGCTCCATTCTGACCATCGTATCGGGGTATATGCTGCCATGA